CACCATCCGGTACAAGGGTCGGCGCCAAGCCGAGGATTTCGAAATCGCCCATCGTGTCGATGCGCATGCGATGCCATCGGCCTGAGGCAAGCGGGTCAAACCGGTTGCCATCCAGCGTCACCGAGCCGCGTTCTTCCAGTTGACCACCGGCGATGTCGCGCGTGCTGTGCGTCAGTGCCGCGTTGCTTGGCCGAAGAATGAAGCGAGGCGTCACGCGAGTAAGCGTCGTGAACTGGTCGTCATCACCGATATCGCCGGTCGTGAACGAGGCCGATGTGCAAGGCGCCGACATCGTTTTGACGCGATGATCTGGACCGAACACGGCCATGACCGTGGCCGAGGTGTCGAACACTGGCGAGTCGTACGGCGCATCGATGATCTGGTCAAACGTCCCAGCGGCGCCAGGCGGCCAGGTGTCGTAGCTGGTATCCGGCTGTTGGTACAGCAGAACGGCCTCGACGGAGAGCGTTACGTGCCCCCATCGGCCGTTATTCAGGTTGTAGACGATCGCGTGTGTCAGCGCGCCGCCGGAACCGTTGGCCGGGTAGAACCACCATGCCACGTTCTTGTACTGGTCGAAGTACGCACGGATGTTCTGCCGGTAGGTGCTGTCCGAGTGGTTGAAAAACCATTCCTTCACCGGCGCGCCGATCGGCTTCGGCACCGTGCCATCGAACAGCCAGAAGTCGTCCCGGCCGATGAATACGTGCGCCGTGCCGGTGTCCAGAACAGCCTCTTGGCAGATCGCCCCGGCATTCGCCGCGACGAGATCGAATGACCAGACCACCGGGGGCCCGACATAGCGCCCGATGTAGGTCGACCGCTCCTTGTACACGGCAACGTCCTTGCCCAGGCGCTTTGCCGCGCGGATCTCGCCGGGCGTGTCCAGCAGGTAGCCGAACGCCGCTTGGTTCGTCGTGGCTGGTGTCCAGGTCGCATAGTCGTACAGGCCCGAGCATGCCCAGGCATCCGGACGGTCGCCGCCGACGTACGCATCGTTCAGGCCAAACGCCAGGATGAAGCCCGACGCGGTCTCGATCATGCGCGCGTGCGGCGCCTGCGTGATGTCAGCGAACCCCGTACCAGTCGAATACTGGATTTGCTCGGTCTGATTGCACGCAAGGGACACGTTGCCGAATTGCGCAAAACGCCAGCGGTTTTCGCTGGAACCTGTGTAGCCGCCTGCACGCGTGAGGTCGACGAACGTCGTGCCGGTCAGCTCATACAGCTTTGTCTGCGTGCCAGCGAACACGCGGCGTTGCCCACTCAGCAGGTTGAGCACGGCGGCACCGCGGCAGGCGCTGGGCAGCGTGTCGACGCCGGCATCGAGCGGCGCTGCGGCTCCAGCCATGCCTTTGAGCGTCGGCACGAGGTTCGTGCAGTCTGTCAGCACGCCGGGCGTCGTGGGATCGAGGTCGGGCGCAAAGCCCGTGATTGGGATCATCGCGGGCTCCCGATCGTCAGCGTCGAGCCAGAATAGCGCTCGCGCATGTCGGCATCGATCAGCGCATTCACTGCGGCTGCGTACTGGCGTGCAGCGGTGATCAGTCGCGTGTCGTCCTTGATGTGCTGGTACGCTTCGATAAGCGCCGAGTACAGGTAGACCTGCGGTGCCGTCTGCAGAATCCAGTTCGTGTCATCGTCACCCGTCAGCGGCAGCAAGCGCCGGTAGTACGACAACGAGAAGATGGCGGGCTGGCCTCCCTCGACCTGTACAGACCCGTCTGCGATCGTGTAGTAGCGCACGCAGCCCGACGGCTGCAGCTGCGAGAACTCCTGCGGCGTCAGGTAAGCCAGCGTCGGCGCGCGGCCCGAGGCATCTGGCACCGTTAGGCGCTCGACCGATAGGAAACCATCCGGCAGGCCGGCAAGCGACTGGTTCTCGATCGCCAGCATCGCGCGGATGCGCAGCGGGTCAACTGAGACGTCGATGTCGCGCCAGCCGTTGTAGATGCGCGATTCGCCCAAGGTGATGAACTCGCCCAGCATAGCCGACAGATTGTTTCGCCCGAGCCGGTTGGCGATCGCCTGCTTGAGCGTGCCCAGGTTGAAGCCGGTCGGCGCTGTGGTCTGGTTGACGATGATGGTCATGTAGATTCCTTATACGGTCCACGTGGACGCGAGCCCGTTCAGGACGCCGCTCATTAGAATGTGGCCCGCCGTGGACGGGTGCAGGCCGTCTGCCGTCAGGTAGTTGGCCGTGCCGTTCACTGCCCACTTGTCGGTATTGGTGGGGTCGCACACGGACGAGTTCAGATCGATGATGCCGTCGATGTTCCCGGCTACTACCTGCGACGGCAGCCATGCGTTGAACTGGCCGCGAACTTCGCTCGCGCCGTAGCCGGCCGAGACGGTTTGGTTTGCCAGCGTTGCCCAGCTGTCGGTCGATGTGGTTTTCGGCGTCAACGTGGTCTGATACACCTTGACTCCCATCCGTTTTGCAGCTGCCCACGCGACTTGAACGTTGGCTTGAAGCTGCGCCAGCGTGCGGCCCGCGGAGATGTCGTTGATGCCCATCGCGAAAATGGCATGCGTCACGTACTCAAGCAAGCTCCAACGCGTGCCCTGGTAGCCGATGGCTGCAGATGACCAAGTCGCAGTGCTGTCTCCCGAGCGGGAAACATTGACGAACGGGATGTTTGTGCCCCCAGCGGCCGCGCCAACGAGACCACGTTCAGCCCAGCCGACATGGCCATAGGTCGTTTCTCCGTTGATTGCATCGCCAGTTCCGTACGTGATGCTATCGCCCCACAGCAGCGCCGCTGCATGGCGCTGGTCCGGAACCCCGATAACAGCCAGCGGTACAAAGCCGTAGGTAGCGTTCGTGCCGCCAGATGGCAGCGTCATGCCGGAACCGCTGTAGACCTGTGACGCGGCGGAGGTGCTGTCGTAACCGCCGTATTGATACGAGGACGGCTGCCCGACAGGCACTTTCTGGCCGGCGGAAACCACGGCTGCACTCCGCAGCTGCAATTGCGCGTTGGCCGGCAGGTTGAGTCCTAGCTTGTCCGCCATGACAAACGGCGCACCCTGCCCGAGCAACGGATTTTTGAGGCCCCCGAACGTCAAGGGGAGCGGCTGGTTCCCCCACACAACGGCGCCTTCCAGCTGGAAGTCATTTGCGTTCGTCCAGTTTTCCCCGCCACCAATCGCAGACCTGTTGCAATACACGACTCGCAGGGAATTCACCGGACGCGGGCCGATTCGCACCCACAGATACGATTCGAATCGCGTGTAGTTCGATGCGCCCGCGCCTTCGACGTTGATCGGCATGCGGCCGCGTGTTGCGACAACCTGTAGGCGCGGCCCCGCCACCGGGGACGGCTGAACGTCGTTGCTCGGGTCGTTCAGGGTTATGTCGGTGATCGCCTGGCTGACAACCCCTTTGCCCGTGATGGTCAGCGTGTAGTGGCCGTCTGCAGCGTAGAAGGAGAAGCGCCCAGTGGTATCAGTCTTCACCGAAGCTACAGCCGAGCCACCGTCAGTAGCGTAGATCGTGGCCGGCTGGCCGCCTGGGTACGTGGTGACCGTGACAGTCAGGCCCGCAATCGGTTTGCCCTGCTTGTCGAGTACGACGTCGGAATACTTTTGCATCAGATGCGCCCCTCGTAAATGCGGCATTTCGTGTGCTCAGCCAAGAACTGGTCGAGCAGCCTGTCGTCGGCGGAAACGATTTCCCAGCCGACGCCGTGTTTCTCCAAGCCCCAGGCGTTGAGCAGGTCGAGCGGGATCGACGCCGCGTAGTGGTCGCCATCGTGCGTCTTGGTGGCGCCGGCGCGGCGCAGTTCTTCGTTCCGGCGCAGCGCAGCCGATACGTCAGTCGACTGCACGATCAGGCCGGTGCCGTCGCCGTGCTCGTGCATCGTCAGGCGGCTGTTTGCGTTTGCGTCGAGAAGGAAGTCCATTTGGTATCCGGAAAAGAAAAAGGGCGATCCGAAGACCGCCCCATGGTTACAACGATGTTGCTATCACGTTAACTCAGGCGAGGTCCAGGATCGCGCCGTGGGCCTTCGTGTTCTTGTTGATCAGCGTCCACTCGGTGTTGACCAGCACGTTCTGCGTGTCGCCGATCTTGGCCAGCGGGGAATCCTTCATGCCGCGCAGCGTGCCCAGCGCCAGGAACTCCGGGTTGATGATCGCGACTTCGCGCTGACGCATGTGGCGCGCGTTCACGGCCTTAACGCGGCCGAACGAGCCGATGTAGACCTCCAGCGTTGCCGTCAGGGTCTTGTCTTCGGCCTTGTCGAAGCGGGTTTGGCCGGCCAGGAACGTGTCGAACACGGTGCGCTGGGTCGACGGCAGCAGGATGTAGCTGCTGCTGATGTCCGAACCGTTGTCGAACATGGTTTGCAGCACGTTTTTCAGCAGGGTTTCGCTGAACGCACGCTGCGTGCCGTCGACGGCGGCGGTATTGGTCACCGGGTTGGCGGCCACGCCGGAGGCGCCGAGCGAGACGTTGCTGTCCATGAAGCCGAACAGGCCACGCGCCTGCGGGGCGACGCCGGCGGATGCTGCGATCGCGGTCGTGTTCTGTAGGCAGCCGAATTCGACGTCTTTCTTCAGCTCGACCATCTTCTTGGCGAGCTGATAGTTGTATTCCGACTTGGTGCCGGCCTTTTCGACGGCTTCCTGGGTGCCGGTCACGCCGAAGGTCTTTTCGGAGATCTGCGTGCGGTTGCCCAGACGGACGGTCGGCTGAACGGCGTTGATGGTCGACTGGTTGCCCTGCTCGACCTTGTTCACGGCGCCGGCCGCGTACGAGTCGGTATTCCACTCGACGAACACGCCGTCGACTTTTTCCTTGCCGATCAGCTTGACGAACGGGGTCTCGGAGACCGACACGTTCCAGATGTTGTTCATCAGCTGTTCACGGTTGCGAACGCTGTTGAAGGTTGCATAGGTGTTTGCTACTTGTGCCATGGTAATTTCCTTTAGCGGGAGGCCATTCCGAGCAACGTGGCAAGATCCTGAACCTTGCCGGTTTGCGCGAGACGACGGGTTTGCTTTTCGATGTTGACTTGGTCAGCTGGCTTTGAAGCCGGCGCGGCTTTCGCTGCCTTGGTGGGCAGGGCCGCGACCTTCTTGATCGCCTGCTGGGTGGTTTGCTGTTGCTTGTCGAACTGCGCGGCCTTCCACAGCACTTCCAAGCTGCGTTTGTCGGCGACGTTGGCCAGCTCGGCGTCGGTGAAGCCGAGTTTCTGGCCGTACGCGCGCATCTCGGCGACGTGTTCCTTGCCGAAGCCGGGAACGATCTTCGCCATGTGCGCCTGCGCTTCCTGCGACTTCTGGGCGAAGTCTTGACGGGCTGTAGCCTGCAATTGCTGCTGCTTTTGCTGGATGGCTACCGCAACGTCACCGCGGCGCGCCCGCAGATCGTTGAAGTCGGCCATGTGCGCGGCGTACGAGACCGGATCGGCCTCGCGCAGTGCGTTCCAGTCGACGGCTTGGTAGTCGCGCAGAGCTGCGTCGATGTTCGTCAGTTGGCCGATCTCCTGGCTGAACTGCTGAACCTCTGCAGCCTGCTTTTGCACGTGCTGCGCCCACTCCTGACGCTCGGTGGCGAGACGCTGGGCTTTCTGCGTGTAGTCCTGCTGACGCAGATAGCCGTTCTTGGCCTCGTCCTTCGACACCTTGACCTTTTCGCCATCGATTTCGAGCTCAAGGAAATCGTCAGCCGAGTCCTTTTCAGGTTGTTCGGCCTGCTCGGGGTCGGCTTCTTCGTCGGCGCCTTCTTGCTCGCCTTCTTCGTCGCCTTCCGGAGCGGTTTCCTCTGCTGCTTCCTGTTCGGGTTCGTCGCTTTGCGGGTCCGTTTCCGGTTGTCCGTTGTCGCCGTCGCCGCCCAGCATTTCCGCGAAACTGTCGGTGTTCAGGGGTTGGTCTTCGTCCATGTGATGTGTTCTCCGTGAGGTGTGAGTTCAGAAATGAAAAAAGCCACCTCATGGGCGGCTTCTGATTGTTCCTAGACTCATCGGGCAGCGTTCAGGGGCACGCTGCCAGCCCAGGGATTAGATGGTGGTGCCGTCCGAGAGCAGGGCAGCGGGCGTGTCGCCGCGAACCAGTCGGATGCCGGCGTATTTGCCTTGATGGATCGCGCCGTCAACCGCGTCCGGGTGCGTGATCTGGCATACCGGCAGCGGCTGGGCCTGCTCCTCGATGCGCACGGCGTATGCGGCCAGCGCTTCGGTCTCGGCCGGCGCGGTGCCGAGCTTGGTGTTACGGGCCATACAGGTTTCCTTTCGCGGCATTCCGCTTGATGTCCATGTTCTCGGTCAGCAGCAGTTCATTGCGTGCCATCGCGGCGCCGGCGATCAGCGATTCGAAGATAGCTTCGAACTGCTGGCTAGCCCACAGAAGACGCTTCAGTTCCTCTGCCTGAGCCTTGTTCTCGACGCTGAGCGAGGCCCACTGGTCGATCACGGCCTGCTTGATCTCAGCCAGGGCGTGCTTCACCAGCTCGTCGTCGAGGATGCGCTTAGCGTGGTCTGCACGCTGAATCTGTTGCTCGGGTGTCAGGTGCATGTCAGTTCTCCGGCAGGTAATCCTGCCAACGTTTCTTCTTCGGCTTTTCCGGCGCCTTCGGCTTCGGTGCCGGCTTCGCTTTGGGGCGACGCTCGGCACGGTCGAACATCGACGCATACGCACGAACCTCGCGCACTGGGCCACCGCCACCACCGCCGCCGCCGACAATGACGGGAGGCGTCACCGGTGGCGGTTGCGTCGTACTGACTGGCGTCGGCGGGGTGATCGGCGCCAGATAGGGCGTGCTGCCGATCAGGGCAGGGTGCAGATAGAGGGCCGCCATTTACGCCACCGCTACCGAAGTGACGACATTTCGGCCGTCTGCCATCTGAATGACCGCGCAACCTGTACCACCGCTCGGTAGGGTCGACTGGACGTTGAACGTCAGCACACCCGAGGCATTGGTGGAGCCGCCACTCGTCTTGTAACGAGGCACGCTGTGCAGATCCGGGGTCGCCTCGTCGTAGAACGCGATCTTCATGCCGGCCAGGTTGGCCGCGGGGATCGGATTGCCATTCGTGTCGGCACTACCAGCCAGCGTCAGCGTCACCGTGCGCGACGTCAGCGTCGGTGCGGCGACAACGCCAGTCAATGCGGTGCGGATCGCAGCTGCCGACATTGGCCCGAGGCGATTCATGCTCACGTTGCCGTAAGGGTGCAAGGTGTCTGCACTGTTGGACGTGATGAACCAGCCGTTCGTATCGACGTAGGTGACACGTGCAGGGTTCGTACACGCCGCGATCGCGCTTTGCAGCTGCGTTGCGTGTGTCGCGTCCTTGAACGGCCGGAACACAATGATCTTCGTTGCATCGGGCGTCGCGGCCAGCAGTGCATTGAGCACGGTTGTCGCCGTACTGGTCACGTCGACCGAATCGTTCGTGCCGTGGTTGATCGCGATGAAATCCGGCGCGGGCGAGAACGACCTCGCAACGCCCGAGTATTGCAGGCTGTACGCATCGGAGAACGCTGGCACGCCTGCGCTGCCCACATTTGTCCAGCCTTGCGATCCGAAGCCGACAATGCCCATCTCGGCGCCGAGGATCAGGCCAGCTTGATAGGCCCAGGCGATCCGCGAATTCGCGCGATCCATGTCGTTCGTGTACGTGCCGTCCATCGTGCGGATGCCTTCGGTGATGCTGTCACCAAAGAACAGGCCACGCAGGGGCTTGGCCGTCATCGCTGCGATGGTGGCGCCCGCATCGAGCACAATGCCCGTCAGGACGAGCGCGGCAGCTTGCGGCGTCCAGCGGTTGCCGCTCAGGTACGAGCTTTTGAACACGACTTCGAGAACGTGCCCGCCCTTGTTGTTCCAGGCGGACGTCGTGTTCGGCACGGCGATCGTGACGCTTGCCGCGATGTTGACCGTCGTCCAGCCGCCAACACCGTCCACGAGGTACGAGATCTGCGGAACCGGCGACGTGATGTTGGTCATGTCGAAGTTCAGCACGCACGTCGAACCCGTGAACAGCGTCTTGAAATAGGCGCCCGGGTTGATTGTCTTGGCCGAGCTCGCGCCAATGTCCCAGTTGTACGGCGAGAACAGAACGTTGCTGGTACCGTTGGTCAGCACGTTGTTGCTCGTCGAGCTGGACGTCGTGACAGACGTTGTGATCGCGCTCGACCGATTGCCAGCGGCGTCATAGTCGCGGACCTGCGGATTATACGTCGTGCCCGATGCCAGCCCGCTGACGGCCTTCGTGAGCACGTTGCCCACGTCGTTCCAGTTCGTCCCGTCGATCGTGTATTCGTATCCAGTGACCCCCACGTTATCCGAACCGGCCGACCAGTTCAGGGTAAAGCCCGTCGTGGTGATAGCCGAGGTCGTCAGCGTCCCATTCATCGTCGGCGGCGTCGTGTCGCCCGTTGCTGCCGCCGTGTAGGTGATAGCCGTCGGATTCGTCAGGCCGCCATCGTTGGTAACGCCGATTGACCTGGCGCCCGTCGATCCCGCAGTGTAGGTGACCTGCGCTGTTGGGGATGCGCTGGTGATCTGGACGCTGGTCGGGTTGAACGTGCCGCCGGCGCCGCCGTCATTCGGCGTAACCGTCACGGTGCCGGTGATCGTACCGTTCGCGCCGATGGTGAATGGCGACGACGCGACACTCACCGTGCCTGTGGTCGGGCCACTCAGCGTGACAGCGGTAGCTGCCGATACCGCCGTACCATCGTCCAGAATGAAATCGTCGACAGCCGTACCAACAACGCCGGCGCCCGTGCGGAACAGGCCCACATAGCCACTGGTGTACGACGCTTCGGTAAACGTTTGCGTCGGGGCTGTTGGCTTCGTGTCGACCGAACGCCAGATACGGATTTCATGCGTCGAGCCGCTGGAAATACATTCCACGTTGAGGATGTCGCCCGGCGCGAACGTCGTCGACATCGTGCTCCCGATCTGCGGCGCCGGAAACGTCCCGCTGGTGCGCTTGTACAGACGCGGAGTGATCTTGTTCGCGGTGGAGTTGAAGTCCAGCAGCCAAACGTAGCCGTTCTGGTAGGCCGAATCCATGCGCAGGACCGGCGAATAGTGACCTGCGCTGCTGGACGTCGTCACCAGCTTTTGCGTGTACTGGACTTTCGTGTACGTGAGCGCTGCAGACCCCGTGTACAACGCAGTGTCTTGGTCGGCCGCAGTCGTGGTGCCGAACGTCTTGGTACCGGAAATCGGGTTGTTTGTTCCGACTGCCCAGGTGCCGGCCTTCGCGGTCCAACCCGGCGCAATCGCGCCGGATGTGTCTGAGTCGAAATTATCGGTATAGATTACGGTCATGCGTGGCCCTTACGCGAACTGGTCGCTCGTCATGTTTGCGGGAATGTGTCGTCGCCTTCGGTCATGCCGTGTTGCGGCTTCGTCGCTTCGTGCTCGGCGAGGATCTGGCCGTGTCGCTGTGCCTGATGCGCCATGGCGTCGTTCTGCGCGTCGCGGTGCAGGCTGTGCTCGAGCTCGATCTGCTTCTGGCCCAGTTCGATCTCCTTGATGCGCACTTCCTTGTCCTTGATCTGCAGGTCGAGCGTCTTGAGCGCGGTTTCAGCCTGCAGCTTTGCGGCTGCGGCTGCGGCCTGCTGCTGGGCGTCCTCGCGCTTGCTCTGTGCTCGAATCTGCTCGGTCTGGATCTGCGCGTCCGCGAGGATCTGCTCGGGCGACTTCTGCGGCGGCTGCGGCGGCGTCTGGCTCGGGTCCGTGATCAGCTTCGTCTCACCGCCCTGGATGTTGCCGGCCTTGAACAGCAGCTTGCCCAGCTCGTAGACGTTCTTCGGCGTGACCACGCCCAGCGGTGCGGCCTGCTGGAAGTAGGCGCCCATCATGTTGAGGAACTGGATCGTTTCCGACTTGTTGCCCGAGCCGAGGCCGACGTTGATGTTGACGTCCATCTCGCTCGACCAGTTGCGCGGGTCGTAGTCCACCCACGTGTTGCGCAGGCGGATCGTGGACGGCTTGTCCTGGTATTCGCAGGTCAGCTTCAGCAGGCGCTTGCACAGGTCTTTGCAGCCGGTCTCCGCGAACACACGCAGCATCATGAGCATGCGACGCTCGCCGGCGGACATGATCTTGTTGACGCCGGTAGCGGTCTTGTTGAGGCTGTCTGCGTCGAGGCCCTGCGAGTAGCGCGTGACGCCGATACGCTCTTCGCGCATGGTGTTCGCCAGCTCGATACCCTGCAACGATTCGTTCGCCACGAGCGACGTCTGCAGCGGGCCAGCCATGCCAGGCGCCTTCATGCGCACGACCTTGCCGATCCGGGTCGACAGCAGATCATCCAAGTTCACCGAGTTGTCGACGGCGAAGGTGGTCGGGTTGTTCGCCAGGTACAGCGAGTCCATATATTGACGCGTCAGAGCCGTCTTCGTGTCCTGAATCGAGATGACCGGATCAGCCAAAGCCATGCCGATGATGCGATGCGGCAGCAGGATCGGGGACCACAGGCAGTATTCGTGATCGTCGACCTCCTCGTTCTCAAGGATATCGTTACCGCCCATGAAAACGCGGCGCCATTCAGCGATACCGTCGCCGTCGTAGTCGATGCGGATGAAGCCGAAGAACAGCGTCAGCTGCTGCAGCGCGCCTTCGCCCGTGTCTGCGTCGAATAGCGGATCCTGCTCGCGTACGGACAGCAGGTCGTGACCCGGGCCCGATGCTTGATAGTCCGACAGCAGGTCGATGCGCGCGCGGTCGAAGCCCATTTCGACGAGGTCGGAACGCGTGTACGTGCGCAGCTCACCGATGGCGGTCACATCGTCCAGCTTCTTGGCATGGCGCGACAGGACGAACGACTCAGGCGGCACGTTGTCGATGCGTGCACCGCGCGGGCCGCTGTCCACGACCACGTCTACGTCGTGCAGCATGCGCAGCGGTTGTGTCAGCATGGCCATGGCCTGTTGTTGCTGCTCGGGCGGCAGGCTGTCGATCTGGTCAGCTGCTTGCTCACGCTGGGCCACGTCGTCCGGATCCGGCTCGGCGTCGTGCGACACGATCGTGATGCGCGGGTCGTTGACCATCTTTGCCAACTGCTGGTCGGTCAGGCCCTGGTAGCGCTCCTTCTTCTGCTTGCGCGAGGCGTCCCACCACACGCGGGTGATGCCGACCTTGGACAGCAAGCCGTCCTTGATCCAGGTGTTGAACGTAATGAAGCCGTCGTTCTTCTTCTTGATCAGCCAGTTGATGTAGTCGGTAGCCTGGTCGGCGTAGTCCTCGTCACCTTGCGCAACCGGCTCAAACTCGCAGATGTTGTCACCAGCGAAGAACGGCTCCAGCAGTGCTGGAATGGCCGACTCGACCACTTCGAACACGTCCCAGCTCACGACCTGGCTGCGGCCCGGCACCTCGTTACCCAGCGGCAGGCCGTGGTAATAGGCGAGGTTGCGCTCGCGATCGGATGCGAGAGCCGAGCTTGCCCAAGCGGCCGACTCGGACACTTCGCGGTCGACCGCGTTGCGCAGTTCGTCGTCGGTCATTTTGGTCATACGATTCCCAGTGATTGATAGTTGAGACTTCCGCCCCAGTCCTCGTTACGCATGTCGTCAGCGTTGATCGCCACGTAGCGCAGGTTGTCGGCGCCATGGCTCCACTCGTCGTGCAGCGGCGCGCCGGGCTCGTTCGTCTGCTTGTTGATCGATCGGCGGTAGCGTTTCGCGCACTGGACGAGGCGCGCGGTGCGTTCCTTGTCGAAGTACATGCGGCCGAACGCCATGCGAGTGACGCGGATGCCGTCTTCGATGCCGATGTTCGGTGTGATGCGCACAGTCCAGCCGAGCGCCTCCATGATTTCCTTCGCGCTCTTGCCGGTCTGGATGTTCTTGTGCTCGCCGTCGTGGGGCAGGTAGACGTTGCCCCAGTTGTAGCCCTTCATGCGCAGGTCCGCGGAGTAGCTGTCCAGCGTACGGCGGTTGTCCTCGATGTACTCGATGACGCGCAGTTCAGACGCCTGACGCTGCACGAGGCTGATTGCCATCGCGTCGTTCCAGCCAAGGTCGAACACGACGTGTACCTTAAGCATCGGGTCGTATGGCACGTTGCAGATGCGTTTCTCGGTCTCTACGCGGGTCATCTCGTCGTAGTAGATCGCGCCGGCCACAGCAGGCTTACACACGCCGCCCCAGATGTTGTCGTAGTCCTTTGGCTGATTGCGCAGGCAGTCCAGGCGCTCTTGCTCTAGCTTGTCGGTGAACCATGGGTTGTCGTTGTAGTTCATCTGTACGACAACCGTGTCCGTCGGCGGGTTCACGACGAACATCTGATAGGTGACGTCGGTCTCAAGCTCGGGGTTGAACGTGATCCAGATTTCAGAACCAGTCTTGCGAATGGTCGGTCGCAGCGTGTCCCAGGACTTTTTGCTGACGGCCTGTGCCTCTTCGACCCAGCAGATGTCGACGCCTTCGAACGACTTGATTGTGGTGACGGTGTGCTGCGCCAGGCCACAGTAATCGAACGTGGTGCCGTTCTTGCCGCGAATCTCGTAGGCGAGCACGTCATAGAACTGAGAAAGGCCCAACTCCGCGATCTGATCCTTGAGCAGTGTGTGCACCGAATCTTCGATCGACTTCTGCACCTCACGCGCACACAGGATGCGCAGCGGACGTTGAGCGCCGAGGATCAGCAGCGCGCGGGCGATGCCCCAGCTCTTGCCGGATCCACGACCACCGTGCACGACCTTGTACGACGCTGGCTCAAACAGGCAGGCGAGCTTTTCGGGGAACTTAGCTGTTTCCATTTGGCTTGACGAACTCCACCTTGATCCCGGTGAACAGGCCGGTTCCGTCCGGGTTGGTGTGCTCTTGCGTGATCTTGTCGCCGTAGCGCTTCGGGTCCCACTTGGCGAGCAGCTTCAGGCGCGTCTCGATGCGCAGCTTGGAGCGGCTGATCCACTCGGTGTTGGCGCGGTCGCCGTTCTCGCCGACGATCGTGTCGAATGTGGTCTCGTCGGCAATAGCCAGGCAGTCGGCCGCGATCTGGTCGTAGCCTTCCTCGCGCGCGCCTGCGAAGTCGGCCTTAAATGCCTCGCTCGCTTCCTTCCAATGACTCACGGTGCGAACAGCCGGCATGTGCTCATCACGGCAAATCTGCGCGAGTGGCTCACCTTTAGCTAGGCGTGCGCAGATCTCGTCGGCTATCTCTTGCGTGAATGTGCTTGGCCGGCCCCTTGGGCGAGCCTCAGCCTTTGGAGCGGGTTTGCGCTCCTTTGGTGGTTTGGTGTTGCTCATGGCTCTTGTCTGGAAGGGATGCGACGATGTCGACGATGTCTAGCCCCGCGTTGCCGTAGCCTTTGTGCTGCAGGAGGTCGGCTACCTTCTCTGCACGGGCCAGTTGCTCACACAGGGCGGTGAGCTTGGTGTCGTCAGCAACGGAGAAGATGAGGGCAGGGCGGGTGCCAGTAACGGCGCGGATGATGACGCCGCGATAGCAGGTGGCTTCGGGGCTCATGCTCCACCAATGCCTTCCGCCTCTTGGCGCATGATGCGTTCGTAGGCGGCCTGCTCGCGAGCGCGCTGCAGCTTGTAGCGCAGGTATGCGATTTCTTCTTCGACGCTCATACGCACCTCGGGAATAAAAAAGCCCGCTCGGGGCGGGCAAGTCTTGGTTTGGGGGCCAAGAGGGGAGACAGATGTTGCGGGGTCAGGCGAAGCGCGGATCGTCTTGGCGTTCGTGCAGTTGCTGTTTGAGCGCATAGCCCATCAGCGGCCAGATCTTCTGCACGGCGTTATGGCGCGCGATGTTGCGGCCGATCTCGGCGTCGAAGTTTTCGGGGCTGGCGCACGCGCTCTCGCCGGTGACGGTGAAGCCGTTGCGCAGGACCAGCACGCAGAACGTGAGCAGGTGCAGCGGGCTCGCCTTCTCCTGCACGCTACGGCCCTCATGCGCGTCTTCCTGCGCCTGCTGATTGCCTTGCGCGGCCGTGAAGTAGTGCGTGCTGGCGATGTTCGCCTCGATGTCCGCCGGCGTGACGCGCGGCGCGGTCTTGCCCTTGGCCTGGATTTCCTGCTCGATTGCTTGGTCGCTCATGTGATCTCTCGTAGTAGTTGCCGCCAATGCAAAAAGCCCCGCGTCATCGCTGATCGCAGGGCTTTTGTAGGGCAAATATTTCAGTGGGCGTTACGGTAGCCGCGCCATTGGACTGTCCAGAGCTCTCGGGACGTCCCGTAATCAAAGTCGGTCATCGCTTCACGTCGGCCGCATACCGTACACCGCCTGAAGTCTCGCGCTTCGCTGTAATGCCACGAATGTCGAGCGAACATGCCTCGGAAGGCTGTCTGAAGTTTCTTAAACATGCCCGCTCACTGGTTTCGCTCACGCCGGGGGCTGCCTACAAGGCAACCGGACACGTCGTGATTGACGGAAATTAGTTGTTGCTAGGAATGTACTGCTGAGATTTCCGGCTGTCAAGTAATTTATGTCCGGATACGTTCAATACCGTCCAATTTCAGCTGCTGCCTGCGTGACGGCTCGACGAGTAGCGGCACGGGCATCCATCGCTGTGTCCTCTTCGGCGAGACGACTGCCTGTTGGGCTTGCGACGGCCGCGCATGCTCGACCGTCTACTGTACGTGCTGCGGGGTAGACCTGCAGGCCCAAGTCGACGGCGAGGTTAAACGAATCGTCACCGTGCACGAGCGAGTTCCACGCATAGACGATCGAGCCGTCAGCCATATGCAGGTTCACCCACTGCTCCCCCTCGATCGGCTCGACCTGCACGGCGCCGATGGCCCGCGCGGCAAGCGTCAGCAACTCCATATCCTCGGACGAGATGGCATCACTAGGAGCGCGCAGCGGCATGCCGTACTCGTCGTCATCGTCGCTCGGGTTGTGCTCGTCGTTCCATGTGACACGCTTGAATGCGTTCTTGTCCGTGCTCATGCCCGGCTTCCTATTAGCCCAACGATATAGCCGCACGCCGTGACTGCAGCGCAAATTCCAAGGAAAATCGAGATCGTGTTCATCCCTGTTGCTCCATGTTCTTTTCGACAATCGATTCTATCGCACGCTGCGCCTGGCGGAACAGGTTGACGAAGACAGTTGCTGGCCGGTGTGCGATCGCCATCTTGCGGCACACGATATTCGGGTCGGCTTGGCGGATGTAGCACCAGTACAGCAGCATGCGGTGCTTGGTCTCGAGGTCGCGCATCCCGCGTTCTAGCAATGCTGCATCGTCCTCGTCGACCTTGCGGCGCTCTTGCGTTGGCTTCTCGCCCTCGGCCTCGCGGCGCAGTTGGTCGCAATAGGCGCCGGTCGGGCTGATGCCGACTCGTGTGACGTCACGGAATACCCGGGCCCAGTTCTCCAGTCTCCAACCGATGTCGCGCGTGTCATTCAAGGCGGGGTCTCCTTCTGCTGTTGCATGGTTACGTATTGCCGGCGAGCGGCGAGGTTCTTACGGTCGATGCGGAACGAAACACAGGTGGATCCGTTCCATTCGACGTGCTGTGAGAGGTGGCCGCCCGTCCGGACCATGCAGCGGCCCATGCCGGTACCCGCAGCGGGGTCGGCCTGCTTGACGCTGTATTCATCACAGAGGGCGCAGATGTGGTCAGGCGAGCGGCCGCGGATCATGGTCAGATCCCCAATGCGGCAAAGATAGATTGCGGGGCAACCTTCGGAACCGCCGCCATCGGGCGCTCGGGGATCTCCCACTGGTACATCTTCATCGTGCTTGCCACGGCGCGGCGTACCTTGCCCTCACGGCGCAGGCGCTGCACTACGAGCTGCACGGCGCGCTGGTTGGCGTCGAGGCGTTGCGCGATCTGTTCGGTCGTGTACCCGGGCATCTTGCCGAGCAGGCCAAGCACCTGATCCTCCAATGGAGGGTTGTAGACGCGGCGATCGCGTTGACGCGGGGTCTGTGCGCGCCAATGGGCATATGCTTGGCGCTCCCGCTGGCGGCAGCGCTTGAGGCGCTCGGGATCGGCCTTGAGCCTTGCGTGCCGCTCGCTATTGGTCATTTGGCGCATGGGTGTGTCTGGTGCGTCGCCAAGGCCATAGAGACGGATCTTCGTGCCGTTGATGATTTCGTAATCAGCGATGCGCACTCGGCGCGGCTCCCGGCGCAGATAGCGAATGTATTCAGCTACCAAGGTTTGATGGCAATACAGCTTGCCTGCAAGTGCGGCCGACGACATGTTGCCTTCCGCGAGCAATGCAAGCAGGCGCTCGATGCGGATCTGCGCACGCTTGGACTGGAACGTGGTGTTGCGCTTCATGCGGCCTCCTTGTACACGTTGCCGTCGGCCAGACGCTTGTAGATCGTGTTCATCGCCTCGGTCACTTCCCAGCGCTTCGCGATCGCCATCTGCTGGTCGTGGATCTGCAGCGCGCGCTCGACGTCGCGCAGGGCTTCGCCATCCAGGCGCCAGTTGCCCGAGCGCTTGCTGCGCATCTGTGCGCGGAACAGGCCATCGAGGGCTTTCACGATGTCGCCTTCGTACTCGGCGCCGATGCCCTTCTCGGTCAGGATCAGTGCCACGTTCAGGGCGCAGGACACGCAGGACCACGATTCCTCGTTGGCGTCGCCGGCGCGCAGGTTGTCGAAGGACAGCCAGTACGCGACGCCGAGGTCCGCCAGCTGATCTTCTTTAAGCGTCGAAGCGTTCTCGCCGCGGGCGTGGCACATGGCGATCGCTACCAGGCCGCCGTGCTGCGCGACGGGCTTAGGGCGATAGGCTTTGTTGCGGGGCTTCTTCGACTTGCTCATGCTTTCTCCTTCATGGCGCGCAGCTTGGCGGCGTATTCGGCCTTCATGGCCTTCAATTGGTCGATGGTGTAGTGGCGCGGCGCGTTGTCGGCCTCCAGCGCTTCCACCGCGGCTAGGCCGATGCGGGCGATTAGGCCGCCGCGGTATTCGACAGCGTTGCCGGATCGGTCCCGATTGCAGTACACGAGCTGGCGGTGGACGTTGCGCTCGTCGAAACGCAGATGCGGCGCGCTCCCGACACTGCGGTAGTGGCCGGCATCCCATGCCGATCCGGTCAGGTAGTCCTTGACGTTCGTGCGGCCGCAGCAGATGCACGACTGGTCGCGGTCGCGCTCGCGGATGTAAGCGTTGAACACGCGCTGGAGGTCAGCGAGCCATTCGCCCTTGGTCTTGAGCTTCTCGAGCGCCGCCTTTGTCGCAGCACGGTCGGCGCGCTGCGCAGCTTTGGCGGCTCTCAGTTCCTTCCGTTCCTTTTGCTCGCGCAGCCGGCGTGCAAAACTAGATGCGCACGCGGCACTGCACACCTGCTGCCCCATTCGCTGCTGCTTGAATGGGGTTCCGCAGTTGGAGCACTTCCGATCGCGCAGTTGCGACGTCAGCGCGCTTGCGCCTTTGATCGGCATGCGGCGGGTGAGGGGAGTTCTCAGCATGGTCAGCCCTCGCGTGGCACGATTGCGGTCTTGTGGGTCTTGGCGCACTCGGCGCACAGGACGGCCCAGTCTCCCAAGTAGCCCAAGCGCATTCCGCTACGCAGATTCATTGCTGGGTCCGGGTACTGCTCTTCGCCGGCGATGCGATATGGGGCGGCGTCCGGTCGATACTCATCTGGACCCCACTCGTAACCCAGGTTTGAGTCGTAGAAAGCCTTGCCATCGCATACGTCGCAAAGGCGGTAATCTGCTGCTGCCATAGTCAGTTCTCTTTCGTTCTAGTTGTGCGCTGTGCGCTATGTGTTGCTGCCCGGCGGCCGGGCGGGTGGCTTTAGAAGGGCTGCTGAGCCGCGCGTTCTGCCTCTTCGGCCTCTTCTGAAGCTCTAATCAGTGCCCAGCCGAGCGCCCGTGCTATGTCTGCATCCATCGTGAAACGGATCGGGCCATAAAATTCCTCGCTTTTCTTGTCATAGGTTTTCACCTGAACCAGATTCAGCCCATCTGCGTCGGGCCCAACCTGAATCGCTACGCCCTCTTTGTCGTGCCATACATTGCGCACCAGCTCTGTCGTGACAGTCATGTGTTCCTCGTTCTAGTTAGTCATGCGCTCGCGCGCGGAGTGGTCAGTCGAAGCCACCGCGGCTCGACGTCGACTTGGTTGGCTTCGGACGGCGGAACCAGCGGTACGGCAGGTCTTGGAACCGGGTCTGCGGGCCGATGTACTCGATCCCGACGACGCCAGGCGATCCCTGCCGCTGCTTCGCGCTGATCCATTCGCAGATGCCTTTGTCCTGCGTCTCCGAGTCCCACAGCTCGTCGCGGTACAGGAAAATGATGTTGGCGGCGTCCTGCTCGATGTATCCGGACACGCCCAGGTCGGACATGATCGGGCGCTTGTCCTGCCGCTTCTCGCACTCCCGGTTGAGCTGGGCGAGCAGGATGATTGCCGCGTCGAGTTCCTTGCCGAGAGCGATCAGGCCGCGGGTGTACTCGCCCATTGCCTCGTGCAGCTTGTCCGACTTGGCGCCGGTGATGAACGACAGCTGGTCGATGCAAATGATGTCGAGGCCGTGCTCGCGCTTGACCTTGCGGGCCTTGGCGCGGATCTCCGGAATCGACAGCCCGGTCTGGTCGTCGATGAACAGGTTCAGGCGGCGCGAGTTGATCGTCGCGTTCGTGATCGCGTTCCAGCGCTGCTCATCGTCGTCCGTCTCGCCCGGCTTGCGCAGCCATGACATGTCGACCTTGGCGAGCGCCGAGATGTTGCGGTCGTTGACCTGATTCGTCGACATCTCCATCGACAGGAACAGGGACGAGTAGTCGCGGGCAGCATTGCGGCAGATACCCAGGCCGGCGGCGGTCTTGCCGGTACCCGGGCGGCCGGCAATGACCGTCAGCGTGCCACGCTCCAGGCCACCATCGAGCATCTCGTCGAGGTGCTTGAACCCGGTCGGGATCGGGCGAACCTTGCCGTCCAGGCGCTGCTGCAGGAGCGTGATGTACTCGTCGAGCGTGGCGTCGAGGCGGCGCGGATCCTTGGCGGTCTTGCGCTGGGCGAGGGCGTCGAGCTTTGCCGCGGCCTCTGCGATGCACTCGGTGCTGTCCTTGCCCGACTCGGCATCAGCGGCCAGATCGATCGACAGAGCCGACAGGGCGCGCTTCGCAGCCTTCTCGATGACGATCCCGGCGTGGTACGCAATCTTCGCGCTGCTCGGCGCCGAAGCGTGGAGCTGGCCCAGGTACGGGAACAGCTCAGCATCCAGGCGCTCGGCCAGCGTGATCGCATCGACGCGCTTGCCTGCTGCGAGCTGGGCGCGGATCTCGCCGAAGATCGTCCGGTGGTCGCCGCGGTAGAAGTGCTCGGCAGCCAGCTCTGGGATCCGGTCGAAGGCGTCGTTGTCGCGCAGGATCGCGCCCAGCACAGCCTGTTCGGCTTCGATGTTGAACTGGTCGCTCATGCTGACTCCCGATGGGCACGTTGGGCCTGCTGGCCGGCGGTCGTCAGGACGTACTGGCCGTCACCGTTCAGGTACCAAAGCTTCAGCCAGTTGCACTGCACCGACTTCCGGAACACCGTGCGCCAAGCCTTGTAGCGCTTGGCATCCGGCTGCGAGTAGCGGTCCTTGAACTCGCGCCACTGCAGGGCCAGGAACTCGTGCGGCAGCTTGACCAAGTCGGCATATGCGAACACCGGATCGCCGTCAGGGATCGGCTTCTCGCCCGACCGTTTGCACTCGGCAAGGAAGGTCTGCAGGGAGACGGCTGCTTTGCGTTTCGGGCTTTCGTCTTGCTCGCCGGGTTGCCCCCCTTGGGGGGTATGGGGGGTTTTAGGTTCTTCTTTCTCTTTCTTATCTTCTCTAGGTAACGCGGTGGTAACGGTGTTGTCCGTTTCTGGTAACGCTACCTCCGTTACCTTTGCGTTAGCCTTGTGGTTAGAAACACGCTTTGCAGTCTGTGCACGCTGCTTTGCAGAGGCACCGTTGTGCTCTTCGAAGCGTGCAACGGTAACGCCGTCGTCGCTCTCGGTCAGCCACCCGATCGTTACCAGTGCCTTGCCCAGGCCTGCAACGCCGGTCTTGCGATCGATCGTGCGAGTCGTCATGCCCTGCAGCAGGCCATCCGACGAATGCTCGTCAGCGGTTGCCCACAGCCAGTACAGGCCACCGATAACAGCGGCTTCGCCCTGGTCGGTCAGTTCGCAAAGTTGGCCGACACGCGGGTCGTCCCAGAGGTTAGTGCGTACTTTGATCCATTCGCCGGCCATGTCAGATTCCCCTCTCTTGGTTCATCCGGCGCGCTGCAGCGTGCGCCAGGCCGCCATTGGCGAACTGTTCGATCAGGAAGAACTTCGCAGCGTCGGCCGAGTAGTAGCCGAGCAGGTACATGCCGCGAGCGGGCAGGACAGTGATTTCGTAGGAGGCGAAGGAAATCATGCTGCCTCCTGCTGACGGCCGAACAGCGCAGCCACGAGAGGGTCGCAGCGGCCGACGATGGGATATTCGCGAACGATGGTCTGACGCATGGAGCCGTGTTCAAAGCTCGCAGGAGCGCCGACGAGGTGCCAGGTGTAGCAGACGTTGTTGCGGCCTGGCTGCGTGTGGATCTTGCGGTAGACGCGGCCTTCGCCTTTCAGGATGAACAGGCGGGAACGGATCGTGTCCTTAGCGAAGGTCAGACCTTCGTTGAGGTCGGGGATGGTGAGGCCATCTACGCCAGCAGCTTGCAGGCGGTCGATGATGGCCTTGGTCAGCTTGTCCAGAGCGGCAAGCCGTGCGGATTTGAGCGTAGGCTTCGTCATGGCGGCGTACCTTTGCCCATGGCGAATTTGACGACAGCAGATGCGCGCGCAGCTGCTTGACGCTCACGGTAGCCAGCTTGCCAGTCAGCGATAGCCGGAACGCCGATGTTCATGTTGTGGTCGTCGATACCAAGACCACGATCAAAGGCATCGGCGCCGCGCTGGCGCATAATCTGTGGGGTGACGGGGCGGATGGAGAGATCCATGATCACTCCCCAGCCTGCGTCGACTTGTGGCACTGCTTGGCAGCTTTCGCCAGCTCGTCGATGCTCGCGCTCAGACGGCCGAAGTCACGCGGTTCGGCGCCAGAGTTACGCGAGCGCTTGTAGACGTCGCGGCGGATCACAACGTTGTCCGCGGTCGAAAGCAGTTTTTCGAAATTTTGCTTCTGTGTTAAGGTGTCCATCACTTATCCTTTTTCCTCGCCCGGCTGCACCCGGGCTATTTTTTTGCCTCTTCGTGGCGCAACCGGAAGCCATTAAAGGTGCCTCCGCATTGCGCCTTTCGCGCCACCCGCTCGACTGGCCGGGCGCATTCCCCGGCAATTCCCGGGTTCTCGCTTCGGCGCCGGCGGCATACCATGCACACGTGCCGCTGCGTTGGCTAAGCCTCGATACCAAGTGCTCAGACCGATCCCCAGGTCTTTGCACACTTCCACGTGGCGGCGTTTTTCTGACTCGTTCAACGACACTTCGGCGGTGATGTAGCGGGCGTTCAGGTTCATGCTTTTTCTCCTTGGTGTTTCTGTAGGTAGGACAGCCTTGCGGCTGGGTGCTTCTGCTGCTCTACGGTTTCTTCCTGCTGGCAATTTTTAGGACAGAGGAAGGTGATGCGGTGTTGCTGGGTTAGGGAGAGGCGAGGCTCTTTAGCGAAGATCGACGGCGTGTCAACTCGGGCCAGATACGCTTCCAGTCCTCCGGGAAGAGTTCCTGGCGGGTCACGATTCCGCCCGTTGCACGCTCGATAGCGGCACCGTATTTGGTAGGAATTGGGCGTCCGCCTGCCAGCCAACGGCTGATGTCCGGAGCGTGCACGCCGATGGCTTTGGCTAATGCTGCTTTGCGGCCGCGCTGTTGAGAAAGGTAGGTAGACAGGTTCATGCGTTTATATTAGCCCAAGGCTAATGCAAACGCAAGTGATTGATTAGCCAATGGCGAATTCAGCCTATGGCAAATGTGACGTCTAATACACGAATGAAGAAAATTGAAGAGATCCGGCGCGATAATCTGCAGCGCCTGCGCGATGAGCTAGGGAGTGTGAAGCAGCTAGTCGAAGTGACCGGCAAGAGCCAGTCGCAGATCAGCCAATGGCTGAACGGATCCGCTCACTCGGTCACGGGGAAGCCGAGAGTAATAAGCAGCGGTGCTTGCAGGGAGATCGAGAAGGCGACCGGGAAGCCCGATGGATGGATGGATGTGGAACAAACGTCATTGACCCTAGTAGAGCCAACAGAGGTAACAGCCTTGCGTAGGCTGCTTAACGAAACCTCATCTGAAATCCGCCTTCTTTCGGTGTATCGGCTTGCGAGCGCGGACCAGCGGGAACTGATAGACGGTGCCGTTAGACTCGTGATCGAGCAGCTCGACATCCCTGCTTTCCTCAGTGTTCGCAAGTGACACGCTTGCTTCTCCTGGGAAGCTGCGCAAGAGCTGCCGGGCCATGCCGAGCAAGTAGCTCCGGCCAGCCTCGCTCATCATTGAGTACATCGTTTCGATCTCTGGAAGGTTGTTCATACTGACCTCTGGCAACTAACGCTGTTGTAGTTTTCAATGCTGTTCCGCATTGAACTACTGTACACCCATACAGTAGTTAACGCTAGCATTCGGACATGAATCCATTGAAGTCCGGCAATTAATATAGACCCACTGTATGTACTTACGCTACCTCCAATCGTATGTTTCGCGGGTTACGACCGCTACAGAAGCTGATACGTCACACTTTCTCATAGTGGCCGAATCTGAGGCGGACGGCAGAATGTGACAAGCTCTGGTGTTGTTTTTCTGTGGTGTCAGATGTGGCACCACATCTGTTTTGTTGTTTGCTATCGCGCAACAATCGCGCGATGGAAAATTCAAGCAAATCGAAGAGGAGTCAGCGAACCTTGCGCTTGCCTCCAGACCTACAAAAAGAGATTGATGAAGCCGCTGCGCTGGCGGGTCATTCTGCTAACGAAGAGATCGTGCGGCGCCTTCGGGCGTTTGCTCAGTCGGCCAGCCTGGCGGACATCATCAAGCAGAATGCCGAGCTGAGGCGAATGCTGCAGCAGCTGATAGACCGGCAGGGATGAGTATGAAAAAGATTGTTTTGATCGGATTGGTTGCAACTTTGGCAGCCTGCGCGACGCCGCAACGGGAGACCCGAAAGTTTCTTACGCAAGAGCGCGCGATCGCAAAAACTTGTCTTGCTCCTACCTCGAGCATGACAGCCGAGCAGCGTTTCACTGTAGACCCAGTGACGCACAAATCGCCTATGACGGGCTTCGTGAACTGTTACTCGAATGAGGTGCTTACGGTAGCGAACATGATGCAGTACGCCCGCTTGGACATCGTCTACGCTTACCTTGGATACCTCGAGAGGCTTACGCAAGCCATGGACTCTGGAAGCATCGATACGCCGGCTGCGCTTTCATCCTTCAGACAGACCTCCAAAGCGTTTACCGATTCGCTGGCCGCGGCCGATGCCCAGCAATCGGCACAGGAGACTCAGGCCCGACGAGACTTCGCTGATCGTCTAGCGGCTTTCGCCACCGTCATGGCAGCAGCTGACCGCCAGCGCGCTGCAGAGGCAGCAGCACGACGCCCCGTCGTGTGTACGTCGAGCGGCGTATACGTGCAGAACACAGTCGTCTGCCAGTAAAAAATCTCTCCACCTCAGATGCTAGCCCGCCGCGTGCGGGCTTTTTTACGCCTGTACGGTTCGGAACATTAGCCGTCTGCACACTCGGTGCGACACCCCCCCGTTTCATCGACGAGAATATTAGCCTTTGGCGCAAATAGTTCTTGCGCGTCGATTAGCCTTGGGCTAATATAACTCCATCGAAACACAGCCGGCAGGGCGATGGAGAACACGATGAGCGCAAAGAACCCATGCACCAATGGCCCGCGTCACAAGTGGGACTGGGTGAAGGACGTAACGAACGTCAAGGTATCGATCACCAGCACTGCAACGCGCAAAACCTTCTCGCGCCGCGGCGTCTTTAAGTGTGAGTGCGGCGCAACCCGAGAAGGCCAACCGCGTACCGGGCTCTGACCATGCGCCACTACGACGACTACGGCTACAGCGCCCGCCAGCGCCGAGAGGACGCAGCAGGCGACAAGCGCGCGCTGATCTTCGCTGCCGTGGAAGACGAACTGATCTGCGAGTACCACGAAGAGGGCGGCATGCACAGCGATTACAAGCCGTCGTATGCGCTGGTGAATCGGATGGTTGAACAACGTATCGCAGCAATGAGGGAGCACGCATGAACACGATCGAACACTTGGAAGCGCTGCGCCACAGCCTGCAGGCAGCTCGCAACGTGACGCACAGCCCGCTCCTTCACAAAGAGCGCGCTAACGGGCTGAACGATGGCTTGGACGTAGCGCTGAACCTGATCGCGCTTGAGATCCAGATTGCGCAGACCAGTGCGGCAGCACACCAATAAACCAACCGCCGGCGGCGCCGGCCAGAACGAGGAGCAGGGAATGGACGATGCATCGAATCTCGGCCCGCTGTGGGTCAGCCAGTTGCGGAAAGAAGTGGCGAGCCGCCGCAATCGCGCTGCGGAAAATCTGCTGACGATCAACCCAGATGGCGACTTCGCCAGGCAGCACCGGATGCTGATTGAGGCAGCGGACGCGATGCTCGAGGCCCAGGGTCTGCTGACTGCGCTGCGCCAGATCGAGAGCTACCTGGACGGGCGCATGACCCATCAAGCTGACAACACGAACTACCCCTTCTGGAACCAGCTCTGGGAGATCGCCAGCGACGCACTCATCGCAGCAGGTGCCGCATGATCGCCGCCCGCATCGCACGCCGCAGCTACCGCATCACGGTGCGCACCGCAACCCAGGCTGTGACCTACATCGCCATCGGCGACCGCGATGCCCTGATGGACGCGGCCTACGACGACGGCGCCCTGACGCTGACGATCATCGAGGTGCGGCCATGAGCGAACACCGCCTGCTGATCGCGAAAGTGAAGCTTACAGCACTCGTGGTTCTTGTGGCGGTCGTTGCGATGACGGTGCAGCCATGATCCGCGACCTTGCCCGAGCCTTTGTTCTCGTGATGTTTTTCCTGATCGTAGTAGCGGAATTCGAACGGATGGACAACGAAGTGACGACCGATTGGAGCAGCGATGAAACGCAAGCACAGTGAAGCGGCACACGCCAAGCGCCGTTTACAGGACGCCTACATCGAAGGCCTGAGCGACGACGAGCAAGCGCTGGAAGCGCTGGAATGGCACGACGACTACACGTCGCAATACGGCTACGAGCCCGAGATGCAGCACGAAGACGAATTGATCCCCTTCTGAACGAGGACACCATGAGCACAGAGAAAAAGCTTGCTGAGATGTTCGGATCGGAATGGCGTCAGCACACCGCATATCCGGCCTACTACTTCAGCCGCGATGGACGCTGCGCCCGAGTGCCAAGGAAGGCTGCGCCACGGCTTCTTGTCGGATGCCCGTCGGGAAGCGGCGAATATCGCTGTATCACCTTGTGCGATGGGAAAGGCGGCCAAGAGAGAGTCTACCTACATCGCGCTGTATGCGAGCTTTTTAACGGTCCACCGAAGGATCTGCCGCATTGCAGGCACCTCGACGGCAACGCCAAGAACTGCGCTGCAGACAACCTCGCATGGGGTACCGCAGCAGACAACATGCAGGACATGTTGCGGCATGGGCGGACAGCGAAGGGAAAGCGCAATCCGCAGTCAAAGTTGAATCCTGATCTGGTCCTGCAAATGCGTGAAGTGAGGGTAAAGACCGGAGCAGTTTACAGAGATATCGCCGCGCAGTTTGGAGTTTCTACGATGACGGCGCTACGTGCAATTAAAGGAGAGGCATGGAAATGAGCACTACGAAGAACATTTATGGGGCGTTTGTGCAAGCGCAGAAAGAGTTTTCCCCGGCCTTGAAGACCGCGTCCAACCCGCACTTCAAGTCGCGTTATGCAGACCTGGCTACGTGCGTGGAAGCAGTTCTGGATGCACTGAACAATCACGGTATCGCGCTGATGCAGCGAACGCATGAAGATGCATCCGGCGTAACCGTCGAAACCGTATTCATCCATGAGTCCGGCGAGGAAATGAACGGTGGGCGGTTGCATGTACCGGCATCGAAGCAAGATCCGCAGGGTTACGGGTCAGCATTGAGTTACGCCCGTCGCTACAGCCTCATGGCAGCGTGCGGTATCGCTCCGGAAGATGACGACGGCAACGCGGCTACGAAGGCAGTCCGCGATAACAGGTCGGACAGCGTTGGCCTCGCCAATGCCGTGCAGGCGATCCGCAAAGCGACAACGGTCGACGAGATCAGTCAGCACCTGAAAGCCAGCGTCGCTATGTTCCCGGCCTCGAAAGACGCACTGACGAAGCACGCCAGCGAGCGTAAAGCCCAACTGACCAAGCAGGAGCAGCCAGCATGACCAACCTCAGCCTCTACGCCGTAGCCCATGAACATCGCGCGATGGTCGAAATCCTGATGGCGTCGGAACACGATGCGCAAACCATCCACGACACACTTGAAGCGGAATCGTATCCACTCGAGACCAAGGCGCAGAACGTGGCCTATGCGATCAAGAACCTCGACGCACTGGCCGTCTCGATCAAGGCTGCCGAAGCGGAAATGGCCGCACGCCGCAAATCGATCGAGAAGCGCGCCGAGCACCTCCGCGAGTACACGAAGACCTGCATGGAGATTGCCGGCGTGTCGAAGATCGAATGCCCGCACTTCGCGGTGACGATCAAGAAGAACCCGGTTGCGGTCGACATCTTCGAACCGGGCCTCGTGCCGGCCGAGTTCATGCGCCAGCCTGAGCCACCGCCGGCAGCGCCCGACAAGGCAGCTATCAAGGCTGCGCTGCAGGCGGGACAGGACGTCCCCGGCGCGATGCTGGCTCAAGGCACGAGGCTCGACATCAAATGACGACCGACAGCGACATCAACGTCTTCAAGGTGCTGGACTTCATCCGCGACAACGCCCAGCAGTACGCGAAAGCCAAGGCGGACCGCGTCTTTCTGGAAGAGTTTCGGAAATCGAAGAAAGCGATCCTGATGCAAGAAGCCGAGACTGCCGGCCACAAGTCGGCAGCAGCCCAAGAACGCGAGGCATACGCCCATGCGGACTACCTGACCGTGCTGCATGGACTGCAGGAAGCGGTAGAGAAAGAGGAATCGCTGCGCTGGCTGATCGTCGCCGCGCAAGCAAAGTTTGAAGCCTGGCGCACCATCGAAGCCAACCGCCGCATCGAAGCCAAGATCGTATAACGAGGACAACATGAGCACCGAACAATTCAACGTGATGCGCAAAGAGCTGGTCGAGAACGTCACCGGCGCTGCACTGGACTGGCTGGCGTACATGGGCGCCCCGGCTGCCCTGGCTGCGATCCCTGATATCGAGCCGCCGCGGTACGTGGTAGCAGGCACGCTGGCGAATATCGTCAAGCTGCTGCCGGCTGCGGAAGTGATCAGGCCAAGCGCGTCTACTGAATGGAATGATCGCGAACTGAGCCTTTTGCTATTTGCCGTGCGCCGCTTCGTGAATCACGCGTACCAAGCGGCAAACGAGGCGGCGCAAGACAAACGCAGCAAGGCCGGCACCGCTGGGCGCCTGTTGGACGACGCCAAGGATGCCGGAGCGCTCGCGGTGAAGTTGCAACGCTTGCGCTCCACTCAGGCCGCTCCCATCGCAGCAGCACCCGCTGCGGAAGAAGTCCAGACAGAGGAATGGTCGTACAGCACCGACGAAGAGCGCTATCACGAGCAGGAGCCGTCCCGCCTTGCGATCCTGCGCCACGCGGTGGGCGAGCTTGAGGGCCAGGGCGAAGACAGTAGCTTTTGGATCGGGCGCAATGTCGGATTCACCGGCAAGGGCGATCCGGACTCGATCATCGAAGCCCTGCAAGAGCAAGCGTTCGAGGAGTGTGGGGAATTCGCTGAGACATACCTCGACGACGTAACGCAGCCGGAAAAGAATGAACTGCAGACGCTCGTCACCGAATGGGCAAAGCGCGTTGACCGATCGAACTTCTGGACCGTGCGAGATACGGAATTCTTCACCATCGCGGCGGCCCGTGCCGAGATCGAGCGTATCGACCGCGCCATGAAGCGCGCGGCCAGCACCGAAGGTGAGGCGCGCGATGCGTAAGCCAATGCGCGTGCTAGTGGCTTGCGAATACTCGGGCCGCGTCCGTGATGCCTTCACCCGCGCCGGCCACCTCGCAATGAGCTGCGACATGCTCAGCACCGAGGCGCCGGGGGCGCACTACGTGGGCGACATTCGCGACGTGCTGTACGACGGCTGGGACCTGATGATCGCGCACCCACCATGCACACGGTTGACGAACAGCGGCGTGCGCTGGTTGAAGGTGCCGCCGCCAGGTAAAACGCTGGACGAAATGTGGGCCGATCTCGACGCTGCGGCCGAGTTCTACAAGCTGCTACGCGATGCGCCGATTCCGCGCAAGGCCATCGAGAACCCGATCATGCATTGCTATGCCCGCGAGCGAATCAAGATCGGCTTCCGCCAGGTCGTGCAGCCGTGGTGGTTCGGCGAGGAGGCATTCAAGGCAACGGGGCTCGAGCTGATTGGCCTGCCACCTCTGACGCCGACAAACAAGCTTACGCCTCCGAAGGCTGGGACACCCGAACATAAGGCATGGTCGAAGGTGCACCTCGCGTCGCCCGGGCCTGACCGCTGGAAGGCCCGCAGCCGCACGTACGAAGGAATCGCTCAGGCGATGGCTAGCCAGTGGGGGCGACTCGGGCCATCGGTTAGGGAAGAACGCCGTCAAGCGGCACAGCAGGAGCTTGTACTGCAATGCGCGGCGTGACCCGCCTGCTCATCTGGCTCCAAGCCCTGAACACATGGTTAGCGGATTACATGCGCCGCACCACTCCGCAAACAGATAAAGAGATCGAGGATCATCAATGGTAACGAACAACGAGTTGGACCAAGCGCTTGCGCACATTAGCAATCTGGTGAATTTCGCCTACGAGCAGGGCTACCACGAGCATGGATACGATCCGGTCGAAGTGGTGCGCACTGAGCTTGCCCGCCGCTCTACCAGCTGGAGCGACATATTCAATCCGTGCACATCAAACGGCGTTGAGTTCAAAAAAGACGAAAATTTGAACGACAAGGCCAGCGGGATCGAACTGGCGGACGACACCATCACCATCACGCGCGATCTGCTGATCGACTATCGCAATCAGGCTTTCGAACAGGGCGTTATCGAAGGGCGGGATCAATGCGCCGCGCTCGCCCAGCAAGCCGCTTCCCCTGCACCGGCAGCGGACGAGCGAGCCGAGAAATTCGCTCTTAACCTTGCAGCAGCGGTGGAGTACGACCCGCAAAGTTTCCTCAACGGCGCGAAGTGGCAGGCCCAGCAATCTGCATCTCCTGCACCCGTGGCAGCGCATGCACAGCAAGACGCAGCGCCCGCTGGCGACGGCATCCGTGGCCCGATGACGGCGGACCAGAAACGGCATGCGCGCCACCTGTTCCGAAATGCCTACCCGCTCGGCGACGACGCAATCGATGACGCTATCCAATACGCTGCCATCTGCGGATACGTGAACGGGCGACTCGACTTTGAGACACCCTCCGCCGCGCCGAGGAAAGCTGACGCTGCCATTGCGGGCGAACATGCACGGGATAACTGCAAACTGTGCTTGGGCGCAAAAGGAGGCGTGCCCGGTAATGAAAACGTTATTGGTGGCGTGGTCGTGTGCGATTACTGCACATCTACTCTGATGGACATGAAAGCGGCCGGATGGTTCGGCAATCAATCTGCCACCAGCGCGGCCGACGCGAAGGATACGGAACGGTGGCGGTTCATGATGGCTGTCGCGGATAACGATGATGGTCCGGAAGCCAACGCAATGTCGCTGTTTGCACGGGATGCCGACGACAACGACAACCGGCCCGAGTCAGTGCAGATGGCAGAAATCGTAGACAAAGCCCGCGCAGCCATTGCAGCCAGCCAGAAGGGAGGCGCAGCATGAGCCGAAATCAGCGCGAAGGCCGCTACGTCGGGAAGCTGTACCGCCAGCACTGGCGAAGCCGATTCTATCGGAGCCCTGCCGCATATAGCCTTGCCATGAAGCCGTATCAAGACATGGTGAAAGCGAGCGGGAAGAGACATGCTTAACCACCTTCTCCCGGCCCTGTGCGGCCTTATCCGGTGGCTCTTTAAGCCAGTCGAACCTGAACAACTTACAGAGGAAGAATTATGGATGTGGGCGATAAAGTGATGGATGCACAACACGCCGAACGAGGACCAGACCGACGCAAGGGCGCGTCATCATACTTCACCAGCCCGATCAACGACCGGCGCCGGCCAGGATATGAGCGGCGCAACCGGACGACAGTGCTGCCTATGCCGCTGTCGATGGTGATGCGGGGCGACACGCGGCGGTTCGAAGATACGGGGATGGAATAGGGGATGAGCATGCAACAAGTGAAAATCCAATCGCGGTACGTGACACTCAAGGAGTGGGCCGAGCAGATGTTTTCGAAGACGCCGCACATAAATACATTGCATCGTTGGGTCCATGACGGCCATATTCGGCCGAAGCCCCGGAAAGTCGGCAAGGCATGGCAGGTTAAGCGCGACGCTGAATACGTGGAGTGATATGGCGCGGCAACGACTAGCAAAGAACAGGGCCTTGCCGCCCAATCTGTACGTCAATTCGGCCGGGTACTACTACTACCGCAACCCGATTGAGAAGACACAGAGGGGGCTCGGCAAGGACCGTGCGACAGCCATACTGGCAGCGAAGGATGCCAACGCAGCACTTGCGACGCGCGAACCTTCGTCACTTGTGGATTGGGTACTTGGCAAGAAGGAATACACGCTGGCGGAATGGCTCCCGGTGTATCTCGAGCTGTGGAAAGAAAAGACGAGCCCGGCTGAAAGGACTCTGGACGCCGCGAAGGGTTTCAACAAGCGAATTGGCGAAGCAGCAATCGGCAAGATGCGCATGAGGCAGATCGAAACGTCTCACGTCGCAACATTCCTGACCGAGTTCGAGAAGACTAGCGGACCCGGCATGGCTCGCAACTTGAGATCAAAGATGCAGGACATATTCAGATGGGCTGAAACGCAAGGTGTTGTCGATTCTGATAGGAATCCAGTGGTAGCGACGTTCAATGCCGAGTACAAGGTAAAGCGTGAGCGTTTGAGCCTGGAACAGTTCTGGGCCATCCATGCTGAGGCCGGGACTTGGGCGAAGAATGCGATGATGCTTGCCCTCGTGACCGGCCAGCGTCGAGACGACATCGCCAACATGAAGTTTGCCGACTACAAGGATGGTTTCCTGCATGTCAGCCAAGGCAAATCAGGAGGCCAAGTCAAGCTGCAGTTGGACGGCGCGATCAAGCTGGCGAAGGTCGGGGTCTCGATCGGAGATGTTGTGGCCGGCTGCAGGGATTTGATCATCAGCCGATACCTCGTGCACCATACCGACCGAGTCTCGAAGGTGAAGCCGGGTGACAAAGTGCAGGCGGGCGGACTGTCGGACGCCTTTAGGGACGCGCGGGACAGGGCGAAGATCGAAGCATCCGAAGGTCGCACACCGCCGACTTTCCACGAGATCCGCAGCCTGTCGGAGCGCCTCTACAGGGAAGAGTTCGGAGCGGAGTTTGCACAGTCCATGCTTGGGCATAGAAGCGCCCAGATGACCGCCAAGTATGACGATCTCCGGGGCGGGTGGAAGGCAGTCGTGGCGAAGTGATTTATGAAAATTTTAAACGAATTTCTGTAAATCGCTGCCCACCTCCTTTATTTGCGGGCGCGCTTCCAAGTAACTACATTTGAAAGCTAAATGAAGGGTTGCGCCGCCATAATCGCCCCATTCATCGGGCTGATCGGCCGTATCACCGTACCGGATAACTGTCCGGCCGGGTGCCACGGTCCGGGGCCACACAGGAGGAGAACACGCCATGAACACGAAAACCACGACCTACAACGCCACGTACGCAGACGCCCGGCCGGCCGCCGCGTCCTTCGCGGCCGGCTGCAAACGCCTGGCGCGCACCCGCATCGGCATCGTGCCGCTGCCGGTCTACGTGCTGCTGCTGGCGCTGATCGCCGGCTTCGTCGCCACCGGCAAGGTGCCGAACGACATCTGTGTCTCGATCGCGATCCTGACCGTGGGCGGCTTTTCGTGCGCGGAGCTGGGCAAGCGCCTGCCGTACCTGCGCAACATCGGCGCCGCCGCCATCTTCGCGACGTTCATCCCGTCGTACCTGGCGTTCAGCAAGCTGCTGCCGGCGCCCGTGCTGAAGAACGTCGTCGACTTCACGAAGTCGACCAATTTCCTGTACCTGTTCATCTCGTCGATCATCGTCGGTTCCATCCTCAGCATGGACCGCGACGTGCTGGTGAAAGGCTTCGTGAAGATCTTCGTGCCGCTGGCGACGGGGTCCATCGTGGCCGGCGCCGTCGGCACGCTCGTCGGCACCCTGCTGGGCCTGGGGCCGTACCATACGTTCTTCTACCTCGTCGCGCCGATCATGGCCGGCGGCGTGGGCGAGGGCGCGATTCCGCTGTCGATCGGTTATGCGGGCATCCTCGGCGGCGAGCAGGGGCACCAGTTTGCCGAAGTGCTGCCGCCCGTAATGCTGGGCAGCCTGACGGCCATCCTGTTGTCGGGCATGCTGAATTCCCTCGGCAAGAAGCGCCCGCACCTGACTGGCGGGGGGCGCCTGCAGCCGGCGGAAGATGGCCTGGCGGCGCCGCAGGCGGAGATGCCGTCCGGCCCGCTCGACCTCGGCAACGTCGCCGCGGCCGGCATCACGTCCATCGCGCTGTACATGGTCGGCATGATGTGCTTCCGGCTGTTCGAGTTCCCGGCGCCCGTCGCGATGCTGTTCGTCGCGGTGATGTTCAAGCTGTCGCGCCTCGTGTCGCCGCAACTGCAGCAGAGCTCGTACATCGTGTATAAATTCTTTTCGACGGCCGTCACGTACCCGCTGCTGTTCGCCATCGGTGCATCGATGACGCCGTGGGACAAGCTGGTGTCCGCGTTCAACGTGACGAACCTGGTCGTGATCGTGTCGACGGTCGCGAGCCTGATCGCCACCGGTTTCTTCGTCGGCCGCCG